TTACTGGATGCCCAGTTTGGCGCGGGCTGCGGCCCACTTGGTGTCCAGATCGGCCAGGGTGGCGTCCAGATCGAACCCGTCGGTGAACATCTGTGCGCCCAGTTTCTTGTAGTCGAAGGCGATCTCGTTCTGAATGGCGGTGAAGTCGTCGCCGCCGCCGTCGTACATGACCATCTTGCCATCCGGCTGGGCTGCGTCGGCCTCAGCCAGAACGGGGGCCTTGTCCTTGGGGAAGTTGCTCATGGAGGAGGCGCTGGAAATGTAGGCGATGTAGCCGGGGTACCAGTCCTCGCTGTAGAACCACTCGATGAAGGCGCGGGCCAGCTCGGGGTTCTTGGAGTGGGTGGTCACGCCCATGAAGCTGTCGCCCTGGACGATGTAGCGGAAGGGTTTGCTCTCGCTCTCGCGGACCGGCAGATAGAAGGCGCCCAGCTGATCGATGCTCTCTGCGCCGTTCTCGATGTTCTGCAGGCCCAAGTCGCCCAGCGCGATGATGGCGGCCTTCTTCTGGGCGAAGAGGGCGGTTGCCTGATCGTTGCCCAGGCCCAGGGGGTCCTTGCCAAAGACGCCGCTGGTGAACAGGTCATAAATCCGGTGATAGGCGATGTTGATGTCGGTGCCCTCTGCAAAGGGTGCGTCCACCTTGGCCATGTCGTTCCAGTTCTGGCCGTTGCCGTTCACCAGAGCGGGCATGAACTCCATGAAGGGATAGCCGGGCCACTCGTCCTTGGCGCCCAGGGCAATGGCCATAAAGTCGGGGTCGGATGCGCCGAAGTGGTCCTGCAGCTTGGTGGCTGCGGCCTGGAAGTCGCCCCAGGTGGTGGGAACTTCCACGCCGGCTTCCTCAAACATATCCTTCCAGTAATAGACGTACTCGTAGCCGGCGGTCATGGGAACGCCCAGAATCTTGCCGTCCACGGCGTAGCCGGCGGCCAGGGTGTTGTTCTTGGCGGCCTCGGTGTCGGACAGGTCCAGCAGGTAATCCTTGAACCGGGACAGGGTGAAGGGCTTGTTGAACATGACGTCGGGCTGGGCCTGGCTGGCGCCGGCGGTGCAGGCGGTGCGGACCCGGCGGAGAATCCCATGGAGCCAGAGCTCCCGCTCCCGGGCAGATTCCATCTGCTGCAGGGCGCCCAGCAGGTCGGGCTGTTCGGGCAGGATGGCACCCAGGCTCTGGCCGTACTGGGCCAGACGATGGCTCAGCCCCGCCAGCAGGGCGGCGCACCGGCCGGTGTGGCTTTCGCCGCTCTCTCCCCGCAGGCCCACAAACCAGGCGGCGGCCTCCCGCTGAAGTTCCTGAGGATTGTCGCCCCGCAGAGCGTCCAGAAGGGGCGCGCAGGCGGGGGCCTCCCGGGCGCAGAGCCCGGCCAGGGCCCCATACCGCCACTGGGTGCAGATGGAGCCGGGGCCCCGCAGCTGGGCCAGGGCACAGAGCCCGGCGCACTGCCGGGCCGCCTGGACCGCCTCGGTGTGGGGGATCATCTCGCTGACCCCCACCGCCACCTCCAGGTTCATCATGTCTTTCCAGACGTGCTGGATCTGGCGGACGGCCAGGTCCACCGTGCTCTGAACCCGCAGGGGATCGCTGACCCGATAGTACAGCTCATAGTAGGAGGGATCAATAGCCCGGATGACCCCGTGATTGCTGAGGCGGGGAATCTGGCGCACCAGCTCCAGCATGGGGCGCTGCATCCGCTCCCGCACCTCCCCGCCATACCGCTGGGCCACCTGGGGAAAGTTCTGGACCGAAAAGGCCGCCGCCATATCCCGGATGCCGTCGTAGCCCGCCACCTGGGCCATGAACCGGATGGAGTTGAGGCTGTTGACCACGAAATGGGGGTTGATCTGGCTCTGTAGGGCCTGCATCTCGGCGGTATGCTTGCGGCGCTGGGCCTCGGCATTGATGGCCAGCATGTTTTTCAGGCTCAGGACCATCTGGTTGAAGGAGTCCATCAGATCCCGGATTTCCTGGTGGCCGCTGGGCTGGACCTGGACATCCAGATTATTGTTTTCCAGCTGGCGCATCCCCTGGACCACCGTCTGGACCGGCACCACAATGGCGTTGAGGAAGTACAGGGAGAACACACAGAACAGACCCAGCAGCAGGGCCACCACCAGGAGCAGCAGTCCGCCCACCATCTGGAAACCCTGGGTCAGCAGCCGTTCCTCCACAAAGGTGACCACCGTCCACCCGGTGTCGGGGATGGAGCGGGTGCGGAACAAAAATCCGGCGGTGCTGCCGTCGGGGCGCAGGGGCGCCCGCAGGCTCTTGCTGCCGGGGGTGAACTCCCCGGCGTGCTGAGAGAAGAAGTCCCGCAGGGCGTCGCTGCCGAAGTCGCCGTAAAGGACCTGGCCCGTCTCGTCCAGCAGAACGGTGGAGCCCAGCTCGCTGCGGCCCCGGGCCCGGCGGATGACGTCGCCGGCCTGGGTGGCGGTGAAAAAGGCCATCAGGTCAATCGGATTGCTTTTGTCCACCGAGCGGTCCAGGGCCATGGCGGTGACCAGGACAAAGACGTTGTTCTTCTGGCCGGGATAGGTCAGCCGGACCCGGCTGGTGTCGTAGCCGCCGATGCGCACCTGATTGGGAGAGGCCTGGGCCGCCGTATACCAGGAGGCGGCGCGGACCTCGCTGGAGGTGAGCATGATCTCTTTGTTCATGTAGATGCTGCCGCCGTCCCGCATATAGAACATTCCGCCCAGAATGTCCTCCGACGGGGTCATGGCGGTGTGAAAGGCCCGTTCCAGCTGCTGGCTGGTGGTGTAATACTGCACCGTCCCGGCCGAGTCGTACACCTGGGCGGCCATGGCGGGGAACTCCCCGTCGTTGACGTACACAAAGTGGGACAGCTGCAAAGAGGCTGTCCGCACGTCGGTCTGAAGGACCGAGGCAACGCTCTCCTGGAAGGCGTCGATGGTCTCGATGGAGGCGGCCCGGATCAGGTAGCTGACAATGCTGAAAGCTCCGATGAACACCACCAGAAGAGGAATCACCACCAGAATGATGAAGCTGCGGAAATAAAGCTGTTTGAGCACCGACTGCTTTTTTGTGCGCGCCATAAAATCTCCCCCAAAGGCTCTGGAAGTTGTTTTGCAGATCTATTATAAGGGTTTGCAAACTTTTTCACAAGGGGCCCTTTGGGGGCATTTTTTTGCGGCTTTTGCAAGCGAAAAAGGGAGCCAAAAGGACACACTGGGGGAAACGCAAAAACGGTGGTAGGATGTTGTCAGGCGGCCGGGAAACGGCAGAAAGGAGCGAAACGATGGCGAGAAAAAAGAACGGCAGCCTGTCAGACTTGCAGCGGACCACCGATTTGCTGAGCGGCCTGCTGGTGCAGGAGGCAAGGGCTTTGGACCAGCGGCGGCGTCAGGAGGGCGGGCCGGGGGACATGAAGGCCCTCAAGGAAATCACAGCGGTGCTCAAGGACCTGGCGGCCGTGGCCAGAAGCCTGAGCGAGCAGGGCGGCGAGAGCGGCGGGCCGGAGTGCGGCGTGGTGCTGCTGCCGCCGGTGGAGCCGGGAAAGGAGGAATCAACATGAACCGGCAGGCCCCCATTATCTGGCAGCCCCAGCCCCGGCAGCGGGCGTTCATGGAGCGCAGCGAGCCGGAAGCCCTCTATGGGGGCGCGGCCGGCGGGGGTAAGAGCGACGCGCTGGTGATCGAGGCGCTGCGGCAGGTGGACATCCCCCACTACCGGGCCCTGATTTTGCGCAAGACCTTCCCCCAGCTGAGCGACCTGGTGGACAAGAGCATGAACTACTACCGGCGGGCTTTTCCCGACGCCCAGTACAATGCCACCGCCCACGTCTGGATTTTCCCCAGCGGGGCCAAGATCTACTTCGGGTCCATGCAGTACACCAAGGACCGCACCAACTACCAGGGCAAGGCCTTCGACTTCATCGGCTTTGACGAGCTGACCCACTTTGAATGGGAGGAGTACAGCTACATGATGAGCCGAAACCGTCCCACCGGGCCCGGCACCCGGGTGTATATGCGGGCCACCACCAACCCCGGCGGGGTGGGCCACGGCTGGGTCAAGGAGCGGTTCATCACCCCCGCCCCCGCCGGCACCCCCATTCTGGAGGACTACCAGGTGCGGATGCCCGACGGCACCACCCGGACCTTCACCCGGGCCAGGGTGTTCATCCCTTCCAGCGTCTTTGACAACCCCGCCCTGCTGGCCAACGACCCGGGGTATCTGGCCAGTCTGGCCGCCCTGCCGGAGGCCGAAAAGCAGGCGCTGCTCTACGGCAGCTGGGACAGCTTTTCGGGCCAGGTGTTCACCGAGTGGCGCAACGACCCCGAACACTACCGGGACCAGCGATGGACCCATGTGGTGGAACCCTTCGAGATCCCCAAACACTGGCGGATCTGGCGGGGATACGACTTCGGGTATTCGCGGCCCTTCTCGGTGGGGTGGTACGCGGTGGACGAGGACGGCCGGATCTACCGGATCAAGGAGCTGTACGGCTGCACCGGCCGCCCCAACGAGGGGCTGCGGCTGGACCCGGTGGAACAGGCCCGGCGCATCCGGGAGGCGGAACAGAACGACCCGGTTCTCCGGGGACGGGTGATCCGCGGAGTGGCCGACCCGGCCATCTTCGACGAGAGCCGGGGGGAGAGCATTGCCGCCATGATGGAGCGGCCCCCCGCCTGCATCCACTGGTCGGGGGCGGACAACACCCGTCTGGCCGGCAAGATGCAGATGCACTACCGTCTGGCCTTCGACGGGGAGGGGCGGCCCATGTTCCAGGTGTTCAGCACCTGCAAGCACTTTATCCGCACCATCCCCTCCCTGGTGTACGACGAGAGCAACGTGGAGGATGTGGATTCCCGTCAGGAGGACCACATCTACGACGAGTGCCGGTACGTCCTGATGGAAAACCCCATCAGCCCGCCGGTGCGGCCTGCGCCGGCGCCTCCGCCCGACGACCCGCTGGACCTGCGGCCCCGCAAGAAAACAGCATTCTACAGAATATGAGGTGAAACCATGCACGAACAGGAAATTCAGATCCAGGCCGCACCGCCCATCGGGCCGGAACAGGCCGCCGAGGCAGAGCGCATTCTGCACAAGTACAAGGCCGGCAAGGCGGCGCTGGACCGGCGTCTCATCGACAACGAGCTGTGGTTCCGGATGGCCCACTGGAAGCAGTACAAAAACCGGATGATGGAGGGCAAGCCCCAGCCCTCCAGCGGGTGGCTGTTCAACTCCATCGCCAGCAAGCACGCCGACGCCATGGACAACTACCCCGAGCCCAACGTCCTGCCCCGGGCCGCCGACGATGAAAACACCGCCCGGATGCTGTCCAGCATTCTGCCGGTGGTGCTGGAACAGGCCGACTACGAACAGGTCTATTCGGACAGCTGGTGGCGCAAGCTCAAGCAGGGCACCGGCGTCAAGGGCATCTTCTGGGACCCCACCGCCCGGGGCGGCATGGGCGAAATCGCCATCCGGTCCATGAACCTGCTGATGCTCTACTGGGAGCCGGGCATTATGGACATCCAGGACAGCCCCCACTTTTTCAGCCTGAGCCTGGAGGACTCGGACCAGCTGGCCGCCCGCTGGCCCCAGCTGCGGGGCCGCACCGGCGGCACCATCGATGCGGCCCGGTACATCCACGACGACAGCATCGACACCACCGACAAGAGCGTGGTGGTGGACTGGTACTACAAAAAGCCGGGCCCCGGCGGCAAGGAACTGGTCCACTACTGCAAGTTCTGCAACGGGATCGTTCTCTATGCCAGCGAAAACGACCCCCGTCTGGCCGAAAAAGGCTTCTACGACCACGGCAAGTACCCCTTTGTCTTTGACGTGCTGTTTCAGGAGGAGGACAGCCCGGCGGGATTCGGGTACATCGACATCATGAAGGACTGCCAGAATTCCATCGACAAGATGAACCAGGCCATGGACGAAAACGTCCTGCTGGCGTCCAAACAGCGGTATGTCCTCAGCGATTCCGCCGGGGTCAACGAAGAAGAGCTGGCCGACTTTGGCCGGGACATCATCCATGTGACCGGCCGGCTCAACGACGACACCTTTCATCAGCTTCAGACCGCAGGGCTGCAGTCCAGCTCCATCACCTACCGCAACAGCCGGGTGGACGAACTGAAGGAAATCAGCGGCAACCGGGACATCAGCCAGGGCGGCACCTCGGGCGGCGTGACGGCGGCTTCGGCCATTGCAGCCCTGCAGGAGGCCGGCAGCAAACTGTCCCGGGATATGCTCAAGAGCGCGTACCGGGCGTTTGCCAAGGAGTGCTATCTGGTCATCGACCTGATGCGGCAGTTCTACGACGAGGAACGGGTCTTTCGCATTACGGGGGAGAAGGGACAGAACGTCTTTGTCCCGTTCAGCGGCGCAGCGCTGCGGGCCGTGCCGGCCGCCAGCGTGGGCGGCGTGGAGCTGGGCAGCCGGGAGCCGGTGTTTGACATCACCATCTCGGCGGCCAAAAAGTCCACCTTCAGCCGCCTGACCCAGAACGAGACCGCCAAAGAATGCTACCAGCTGGGCTTCTTCAACCCGGCCAACGCCGACGCCGCTCTGGCCGCCCTGGAAATGATGGACTTTGAAGGAATCGAAAAAGTCCGCCAGCGGGTGCGGCAGAACGGCACCATGGCCCGTCAGCTGCAGATGGCCCAGCAGCAGCTGGCCCGGCTGACTCAGGCCGCCGGAATGGTCCGGTCGGCCGGACGGCAGAAGGCAGCCGGCGCCCGGACGGTCAAGGCGGCCCAGAGCCCCAGCCCCACAGCCGCCGCAGCCCGGGCCATGAACACCAACACAAGGAGGTAACAACGGATGATCCAAGCAATTTACAGCGAGCTGGACGGCCCCGCCGGGGTGACCCGGCGGCTGGAGGTCAAGGGGCACGCCGGCTACGCCCCCGCAGGCCAGGACATTGTCTGCGCCGGGGCCAGCATTCTGACGCAGGCCCTGGTCTGGATGACGGCGGAGGCCGAGCAGGCCGCCTGTACCGCGTCCGACGGCCCCGAGGGGCCCCGGGTGGTGATTACCGCCCAGCCCGGCCCCGACGCCCGGGAAAATCAGCGGATGGCCGGCGGGTTTGACCTGGCCAAGGCGGGCTTTGCCCTGCTGGCCGAGCGGTACCCCGACAACCTGCGGTTTGCCGACACCAGCAGCCGGGGCGAGGAGGGGATGATCGACCTGCAGCTCTTTGCCAAAAAGGACAAAAAGGGTCCCGCCCTCAGCCGGGAGCAGCAGCGCCAGGCCATGGCGGAGGGGACCATGGGCCGCCGCAAAAAGGCGGAGGAAACCCAGGAACCCCCGGCCCAGCCCAAGGACGCAGCCCCCCTGCGGCCCCGGGAACAGCCCCGCCGGGAGCCCATGATGGGCATTGGCGAGGTGGGCCGGTTCATCCGGGCGCTTCACCGCCAGTGGGCCCGGGAGGAGGCCGAGCTGCGCCGGGGCGACCCCAAGTTCTCGTTCCGGGAGGCGCTGAAAAGCCCCGCCATGCGCCGGATGATGCGGATGCCCGGGATGCGGATGCAGGAGGCCTACCATGCGGCCTTTTATGACCAGCTGATGGCCGGCACCGCCCGCACCGTGGAACAGGGGGTGGTGAACCGGGTCCAGGAGCGGGGCGCACGTCCCGCTGAAAACGGCATCCACAGCAAGGCCGCCGTCACCACCGCCCCCGACGTGAGCCGGATGAGCCGGGCCCAGCGGGAGGCCATCGAGCGGGAAGCTCTCCACGGGGCCAAGATCCGGCTGTAAGTTTCAGGATACGCGCCGGCTTCGGCCGGCATGGCACGATAAAGAAAGGACGACTTTATGAATCAGAACGAAATCCGCTTTGACCTGCAGTTCTTTGCCGACGCATCCAGCCAGCTGCAGAACACCACCTCCGCCTCGGGCATGACCGCCGAGATGAAGACCTTCTATGAGAAGCGTCTGATCGACCAGGCCGAGCCCCGGCTGGTCCACGACCAGTTCGCCGACTACTACCCCATGCCGGTGGGCGGCGGCAAGACCATCGAGTTCCGCAAGTACGACAGCCTGCCCAAGGCTACTACCCCTCTGACCGAGGGCGTCACCCCCGACGGCCAGAGCCTGACCGTCTCCACCATCAAGAGCGATCTGCACCAGTACGGCGGCTGGACCCCCCTGACCGACGTGCTGCAGATGACCGCCATCGACAACAACGTGGTGCAGGCCACCCGCATTCTGGCCAGCCAGGCGGGCCGCACCCTGGACACCCTGACCCGTGACGTTCTGGCCGGCGGCACCAACGTCATCTATGCACCCAAGGTGGCCGAGGACGGCACCGAGACCCCCGTCAGCAGCCGTTCCGCCCTGACCCTGGACTGCAAGCTGACCCCCAAGCTGTTCTTCCAGGCAGCCGCCCAGCTGGGCGCCATGAACGCCGACACCCTGGGCGACAGCTATGTGGCCATCATCCACCCCTACGCCGCCTACGACCTCAAGACCAGCAAGGAGTGGATCGAGGTCCACAAGTACGCTGACCCCGAGGCCATGTACCGCGGCGAGATCGGCAAGCTGGGCAACATCCGCTTCATCGAGACCAGCGAGGCCAAGATCTGGAAGGACGAGACCTGCCCCGCCAACGGCGGCGACCATTACGCCGTGTTCGGCACCCTGGTGCTGGGCGCCCACGCCTACGGCGTCACCGAGCTGGAGGGCGGCGGCCTGGAGCACATCGTCAAGCAGCTGGGCTATGGCGACGACCCCCTGAACCAGCGCGCTTCGGTGGGCTGGAAGGGCATGCGCGCCGCCGAGCGTCTGGTGGAACAGTACATGGTCCGTATCGAGAGCCTGTCCAGCTATTCGGCTTCGGCAGCCGCCAACTGAGCCAGAACGGCAGAAAGGAGAAATGACCTATGGCAGAGGACAAGGTCCGCATCCGCCTGTTTAAGGACAACGGCCGCTACAAGGGCGACCTGTTCGTCAGCGTCAACGGCGTCAACTACAAGATTCGCCGGGGCGTGGATGTGGAGGTGCCCCGGGCGGTGGCCGAGGTGCTGGAACACAGCCAGCGCCAGGACGATCTGACCGCCGCCCGCATTGCGGCGGCCGAGGACGCGGCAGGAAAGTAAACTGAATCAGCCCGGCACAGCCACAGACCGGTGTGCCGGGCTCTTTTTCAAAGAAAGGAGGCTTGCAGATGACGGCAGGCGAGGCCATCAATCAGGCCAGGGCGCTGCGCCCGGGCTGTGAGATCGGCGAAGAAACCATGAAGGAATGGCTGCGCAGGGAGGACGGGGAAATCCGCACCCGGCTTTTGGAACCCGCCGGCGCAGACGGATTCGACGGGGCGGGGGCAGACCTGCTCTGGACCGACGGGCTGGCGGACGGCGCGGAACTGCTGGTTCCGTTCCCCTTTGACGGGATGTACCCCCACTATCTGTCCGCCATGGTGGACGCAGCCCTGGGGGAAAACGACCGCTACAGCGGCGAGATGTCCCGCTGCAATGCGGTGCTGAGCGAGTTTGCGGTCTGGCTGCGGCGCAGTTTCCGGCCTGCGCCCCGTTCGGTGCGATGGTAAAGGGGGGAGCGGTATGTATCTGCCTGAACTGCCCTCCCTCAAAAACAGCCGCCAGCAGATGCGGGTGTTCGGGGGTCTGAACGAGACCTTCGGCTGCACCGAGGCGGAGTATGCGGCGGGGAAGAATTTTTCCAGCCGGGATTTCCCGGCCCTGTCCACACGGACCCCCCGCCGCCGGCTGCGGGAGCTGGACAGCGTGGACGGGATGTACCATCTGAACGGTTTTCTCCTCATCCGCAAGGGCGGGCTGACCTACACCCCCGACAGCGGGGACGAGCCGGTGACCCTCAGCGGCGTGCTGGAGGAGGGGAAAAAGATTCTGGTGGGCATCGGCACCCAGGTGCTGATTTTCCCCGACAAGAAAACCTTTGACACCGCCGACGGCACCCTCAAGCCCCTGGGGGCTTCCTGGGGCGGCGGGGGCGCCTCCATCGAGATGACCCCCTGCGACGCCGAGGGCAACACCTACACCGTCCAGAGCTGGGGGCTGGCCGAGCCCGAAAGCCCCGAGGACGGGGAGGTATTCCTGAAAGTGGTGAGCCAGTCCAGCCCCTGGAACGCCGACGGGGTGTTGGAAGTCTACAGCAGCTCGCTGGAGCGGTGGACTTCGGTGACCCTGGATTACTGCCGGATCAACGCCGAGGGGATCGGGAAAAACTTTGCGGTGTGGGACACCGTCACGGTGGAGGGCACCGCCGCCTCGGCCGCCGGGGTGTGCGACGATCTGGACGGGGAGAAAATCCTCTACGACGTCAGCGACGACTGGCTGATGGTCCAGGTGACGCCGGGAGGCGAACACTTCTACGGGCGGGTGCTGCAGACCGGCAAAGAGGCCACATGGACCAGCCTGGACGGCAAAAACACCCTGTCCTATACGGTGGAAAACCCCATCCAGTGTACCCGCCGGGTGCCCGACATGGACTATCTGACCGAGTGCGACAACCGGGTCTGGGGCTGTTCCAGCGGGGAAAATGTGATCTACTCCTGCAAGCTGGGAGACCCCACCAACTGGTTCTCCTACCGGAACACCGCCGCCGACAGCTATGCGGTGACGGTGGGCAGCGACGGACATTTTACCGGCGCGGCCACCTGCATGGGGTATGTGCTGTTTTTCAAGGAGAACACCCTCCACAAGCTCTGCGGCACCAAGCCATCTGACTTTCAGCTCAGTTCCCTGCGGTGCCGCGGCGTGGCCAAGAACGCCGCCGGGAGCCTCTGCGTCATCAACGAAACCCTGTACTATCTCTCCCCCGAGGGGGTGATGGCCTGGGACGGCAGTCTGCCGGTGAAGGTATCCGGCGTGCTGGACCCGGAGGGTCTGGCCGCCGTCCGGCAGGCCGCCGGCGGATGGCTGGACGGGCGGTATTACCTCTGGCTGGGCACCGACCAGGGAGGCCGGCTGCTGGTGTACGACACCGAGCGGGGCCTGTGGCATCAGGAGGACCCCGGAGCGTCCGGCACCCTGGACATGATGTCCAGCGGGCGGCAGCTCTATCTCTGGGACGGCGCGGCCCTCTGGGCGGCGGGCCCGGCCCGGGACGAGGACGCCGTCATGACCGCTGAAGGGGAGGGCCAGGCGGAAACCGGCATCCCCTTCCAGATGGTGACGGGGGACATCGGCCTGGACGACAGCGAGGACAAGTACCTCTCCCGGCTGACCCTGCGGCTGGACGCCCAGCCGGGGACCTGGCTGGAAGTGTGGGCCAGCTGCGACGGCGGACCCTGGGAAAAGCTGGCCGCCGCCCGCACCCGGGATGAAAAGGAAAAGCTGTGCATCCCCCTTGTTCCCCGCCGCCACGACACCCTCCGCCTTCAGCTGACCGGCACCGGACAGCTGACCCTGCGCAGCGTCAGCCGCACCATGGCTGCCGCCCGGGGCGGACTGTAAACGAAAGGAGCTTTTAGCCT